GGGTGGCGACGACGCCTGCCACTGCCCGACCTCAGCCTCCGTCAGGGCCGGCTCGACCATTGCCAGGGACAGAATCCGCCGCTCCTGCGCCATGGTGTCGTCGAGTTTCGACGCGGACAGGAACTCCGCCCGGGACAGGGTGCGGATGACGACTACGCCGACGCCGGGGATGTCGACCCGGCTGACGTTGTCGCGAATCCGGTCGGCAAGGAGCTTGCTCTTCAGGTCTGACATCCGGTGCTTTCCCTTGCTCGGCGGGGGCTTATTGTGCTGCGAGGTTGAAGTCGCCGGACGGCTGTGCGTCACACGACCAGGTCACCATATCGGCCACCGGTGCTGTCTCCACATACTTGGTGACGATGACGTTCAGCCGGTCCTGCGGCTTCCCGGCACCGGTGCCTTCCGGTCGGCGGATGAACTCGACCGTCGAGCCGATCAGCGGCTTGATGACCGCCCGCGGACCGGTGATGGCCGTGCTGTCGTAGTTTCCGCCGAACGTGACAGCGCCGTTGCCGAGCCCGCCGGAGAAGACGTGAGAGTTGTTCCCGTATCCGGTCACGTCGTGCGTGTCGGCGCTCTGCTCTACCTGCGAGGTGGTTGTCTGCCCAGACAGGTCAACCCCGTTGAGCATGAGCACGGTGTACTTGCTGTGGACGAATACCGCTGCCATGAGGGGCCCCTATGCGCTCGCGCCGATGATGACGATGTCGTACGTGACACCGGTCGTGCCGGCCGAGTTCGCCACGGTGAGGAGATCACCGGTGCCCGCGGTCACCGGGACGGCCGTGGCGTCGGGGGCCGCCCACAGGAACAGCCCGCCCGGCCGGACCGGGATACCGTCCGTCGCGGCGAGGAACAGCGGCACCCCGTTCGACGTGGTCCGGGAGACGTTGACGTTGTTCGTGTTCGCAGCCGCCGCCGACACGAGAATCATCTTGATCCGGGCGAACGTCAGGACCGTACCGAACACGTCGACCAGCACGCCGGCCAGGTCGAGATCTTCAGTGCCGGACGCGGCCAGGGTGCGCGTGTCGGAGAACAGACGGTCGGCTGCGTTCGCCCCGGTCCCGGATGTCAGGTTGATCATGCGCTGTACGGACAGCGGCAGAGTCCCCGTACCCAGGTCGACAGGGTTCGTGTGCACGGCGCTGACCTGCGCGACGATGCTGGTGGTAAGGGCCATGATCAATTCCCCGATCCGACGATGTCAAGCATGAAAGTGGCGGCGAGGTAGTCGACACCCGCAATGGTGACCACGTCGAAAGAGCACTCGGTCACCGTGACCACGTGGCACGACGCGTACGGCCGGGCCTCGATCGCCCGCTTGATCGACCGCGGCCCCGTGTCCGCGGACCATTCCGTCACCGTGTCCCGGGCCGCCCGACTCACCGCCTTGCCGGCGAGCAGCACGACCGGCAGGTCGTTGAACTTCGTCATGCCCCGCTGGTAGGTCTGATCGAACGCGATGCCGGCCGGGTACGAGACGACCCCCGCTGGAGGGGTGATCGACTCTGGCGGGTGCGAGTGGACCCGGACTCCGGTCACCGTGGCGAGCGCCGCGGCGAGTTCGTCCATGACGTCTCCGAGGTTCATGTCGCCCACCACTGACGGCGGAACCCCTGCAACGACGTTTTCAGATCGGGGTCGAGCACGGCGAGCAGGCGCACCTCGGAGCCTTCCGAGGGGGACCCGGCCACCCCGTACGGGGAATCCCGGCGCGCGTTGAGCCGTCCCACCTGGAGCATCGTGGCGACGTGCACCGACGTCGGGACCGCTGTCCACCCCCACGGCGCAAACACAGCCAGGGCACCGCCGGCCGCGGTCCGCAACTGCGTCCATGGGCGGCCCTTCTGCACCGCGTTGCGCGGCCACAACTCGTAGTCCGTCACCGCGGTCCCCGACTCGTCCGTGACCGTCACCCCGACAGTGGTCATCAGATCGTCGATCGGGGTGATGTGGCCGCAGGTGGACCGGTCGTATTGGGCGGTCCAGGTGCGCGTCTCCGCGGCCACCGACCCGAATTGTCGGCCGCAGTAGCTGTCGACGGCCCGGGATGCTGCTGTGATCCACGCGGCGAGGAGCACGTCGTCGGCCGTATCGGTGATGCGCAGATACGACTTGATCTCAGCGACAGTGCAGTAGTCCGGTGCCCAGCTCACAGCAGCCTCCTCTCAGCCTTTCCGGTCGTTCATGGCCCGGATCGCCGCAGCGACCGCCCGGTCCGCGATGTCCTGCCGCTCGCGTTCGGACATCCCGTTGGTCTGCTGCTTGATCGTGTCGAGTTGATCATCCTGCTTGTCCAGGACTAACCGCGTCTGAACCTGATTGCGGACTGCAATGATCGTGTTCACCAGGACAGCGCCGAACGCCGTCGCCATACCGATAATGGCGCCGTCCGACCAGTCCGCCAGGACCGCCAGCCCGAGGATCAGGCCGACGAACCCGGTGATACCTGTTGCGATGACAATCGCGAGTTGCGTTGTGACCTTCACAGCTCAGGCCAGCGGGTCGTAGATGACCTGACGGACGCCCGCGATATCGAGGTTCGCCAGGGCGATGTCCCCGTAGATACCGATCGTGACGTGCGACAGCTGCGGGATGTTCGCCGTCTGGACGGTGGCACCGAAATTCCAGTCCAGGCGCTCCGGTGCGGACGCCCACCCGCGGACCTTCGCCGGGTCGAACAGCCACGAGTTCGCCGCCGCCGTGCCGGACGCGCCGAGCGCCCACGACGGGACGACCGTGGAGCCGCCGACGTTCATGGTCCGGTAGAGCGACGCCGTAGTGCCGTTCGCGTTCGTGGGGTTCAGCATCGGGTACAGCGGCCGGCCCGCGGTGTCCGTGACGGACGCCAGCATTAGGTACAGGTCGATCTGCGCGGCGAAGGCCTGGAAGCGGTTGCCGCCGCGGATGAACTGCAGCCCGGCCAAGGCCGCTTCGAGGGACGCCGCGGAGACCTGCTTACCCGCGTTCGTGTTCGGGTTGGGGCCGGTCGTCACCGTGATGTCGGCCGCCGCGGTCAGCGTGTTCAGGAACGTGGCGACCGCCGCTTCCCGGTCCTCCAGGTACTCGCGGATCATCTGATCCCAGATGATGCCGGAGAGCTCCGGCCGACCGCCGCGCCGGGCAGCCTGCCGGGTGACCTCGACCTTTCCCCACACCTGCGTGGGAGTGATGGTCTGGCTCGTGACCGCCATGGCGCCGGGCGCCGGCTCCGTGGCCTCCGTGGCAGGGCCGACCAGACCGGACGATGACGAGTATTTCGGCACGTCGAACGGGGTGCCGTCTGTGGTACCGCTGGAGATCATGTCCCACAGCGGCGTGGCGTAGTCCATTTGCGGCTGCCACAGCTCCGGGGCGAACCGGTTGGGGTTCAGCCCGGCCGTGTCCGCCTTGTCGACGTCGTTCGTGAACGCCGCGGAGATGAACCCGTTCACCCGGGACAGGGCTTCCTGATCGGCACCGTTCGTGTTGATCAGCCGGTACACGTCCGTGGAGAAGTCGTGCCCGAGATGGCCCTCGTTGAAGACCGACCGGGACACGGTGCCGGACGTGACCCGCGTGACGTTGTACGGCAACGGCTCCCGCACCGCGGTCGCAGCGGGACGGGCCGGCCGGCCCAACGGGTTGACCGGGGTGTTGTACGCGGCCTGCCGCTGGCGTGCCTGGTCACTGGCGTTGACCGCGGCCAGCTCCGTCTCCAGGGTGCCGTAGGTGGTCAGCTCTTCCTCGGTCAGCGTGCGGTCACGCGCACCGTCCATAAGAGCGGTCATCGCCGCCATGATCTCTTCGATGGTGCGCACTACCTCACCCCTCCCAGGGCAACACGGGCGCGAGCCCGGACGACTTGATCGGCCAGCGCGCTGGCCGCTTTCTCTTTGCCACCGGTCACCCGGTCCGCGAGCCTTGCCGTGACCGCTTCCGATGACGAGTACCAGGTGGTCGCGGTCATCCGGGCTCGCCACGACGCCGCGGTCCCGCCGGCCCGGTCGGCGTAATAGCCTGCGATGTCGTTGGACACGGAGTCGGCTAGGTCGGCGTACTCCCGCAGGTCCGCCGGCCCACCCATCGCGACCATCTGCGCGTCGTGGATCATCATTCGGCCGCCCTTGGCGATGTCGATCGTGTCCGCGGCCTGGACGAGGAACGACGCAGCCGACGCGGCCAGCCCATCAATGTGGGCGTGGACGGCAGCGGGATGACTGTCGATCGCTTCGAACATCGCCACAGCGTCATAGACGAATCCGCCCGGAGAGTTCACGAACAGGTCGAACGTGTCGGCTTCGATGGCGTGGACAGCCTGGACGAACTCAGCGGCGTCCAGGTCGTATCCGCCGATGATGTCGTAGACGTAGAGCTTGACCCCACCGTCCGCGGCATTGACCACCCGGAAGCACGGTGTTTCACGTGAAACAACGTCGTCGGCGGCGGCCCGCCACGCCGCACGCAGGGTGCCGATCGGGTGTTTAGGCGTCCGCACTCGGGTCCACCTCCAGAGCAGGAGCCGGCTCGACTACCGGCGCCGCCGCCGTGGCCGCGTTCAGCGCGTCACCGCCCGGCATGGGGTCGAGCCCCAGCTTGGCGCGCGCCTCGTTCTGCGTCAGGATCGGCTTCCCGCCCGTCTGCTGCAACAGCAGCTCTATCTCCCGGTCCGGGGACGGCCGCTCTAGGCCGGCGAAGTCGATGCGCAGCGACCGCGGGGGGCCCATCAGACGGGACCCGCGGCCCTCCAGGCGGGACGCCCAGGGGTTGAGCACGGTCCGACCGAGCGCCCGGTTCTGCTCCTCGACCCCGGTACCCCACGACGTCTGCTTGTCCGTCTGCATCAGCAGGTGCGGCGGTACCCCCGACCAGCGGCTGATTTCCTCGATCTGAAACTGCCGGGACTGGAGCATCTGCGCATCGACCGCGGTCATGGTCCACGGGGTGAAGGTCAACCGCCGCGACACCAGCGCGATCTCTCCGGCATTCTCCACACCGGACGTCGCGGCGTCGAGCTGACGCTTGATCTCGGGTACGTCGTCGTCCTCGGTGAAGTCGTCGGCCGGGGTCGCCAGTCCGGATATCTGTGCGCCGCCGGCCAGGATCTTGTTCGCTGCCCGGTCGCCGGCTCTCGTCGTCGCCAGGGACCCACGGGCGACCTGGAGCAGCCCGAGCCCGGTGAACCCGTTCAGGGTCAGCGCTGGCACCCACCAGAAGTCTGTAGCGTCCAGGCGCACGGCCCGTCCGTCGTCCAGCTGGACGTCGAACCAGTAGCCGCCGACCGGCTGGCGCTCGCTGGTCATGTCCGGCTCGACCACGATGAAGCACGACGGGTGGACCAGCGGGAGCCGGACGACATTCCCGCCACCGTTACGGATCTTGAGCGCCCCGGCCTTGCCGTGGATCATCAGGTGCGCGAAGAAGCTCTCCGTCCACTCGAACTGTGTCTGACCGTCCGGCCCGTCCGGGTCGTCGAACACCGACTCGACCTGCCGGCTGGCTGCGCCCTTACCGACGAACGACTCCAACGGCAGGGACCCCAGGGTCCCCGTCACGAGGGACACGGCCCGGAATACGGCCGACAACCCCAGCGCGGAGTCCTCGTCGATGGACAGCCCGGCATAGTCGGTCAGCCCGCCAGGGGCGAACATGGCTGCGAAGCCCAGCTCACGGACCGACACCGGCACCTGGTTAGAGATCACCGGGGCGGGACGGGGTTGCCAGGGCCAGCGCACGACCGCAGCGTACACCCCCCGGGGGTACCCTCACGGCATGTCCATGCGTGACGCAGTGCAGGCATCGCTCGACGCTGAGCCCGTACCGCCCGTAGACGGCGCCCTGGCACAGCTTGCGCTGGCGTACGCCGGGGCTATCGACCGCGGCGGAGCGAGCGCGGACGTCCTCACCGACCTAGGCTCGAAACTCCTCTCCGCCCTGGAGTCGCTACAGCTCAGCCCACGCGCACGTGCACTCGCACGGGTGCGCGCACTCACCGAGAAGGGGGCGCCGGGTGGAGCCCCAGCCCAACACAGCAGCCTGGACGAGCTACGGCAACGACGTGCACGGCAGTCCAGTGCCGCGCCTCTGGACACCACCGCTCCGTAACCTCGACGAGCCGGGCGCCACCTACGGCTACGAGCTGATCGACTTCGCTGCCATGATCGGATGGCCGCTGAAACCGTGGCAACAGTGGCTCGCCATCCACGCTGGCGAGCTTCTCCCGGACGGCCGGCCCCGCTTCCGTATCGCGCTCACCCTCGTCTCACGGCAGAACGGCAAGACTGTCTTCTGCCGGGTGCTCACCCTGTTCTGGATGCACGTCGACCAGGCCGAGCTCATCCTCGGGACGTCGACCAGCCGCGACAAGGCGAAACAGTCGTGGCGCAAGGTGATCGAGATGGCCGAACGAGCCGACATCCTGGCCCCCGAATACGGGTCCCGGTCCACCCGAGAGACCATCGGTGAAGAGTCCTTCTCCACCCTCGCCGGCAGCGAGTACCGATTCGCCGCCCCCAACCGGCGGGCCGGCCGGGGCGACACCGTTCACCGGCTCATCCTGGACGAGCTCCGCGAGCACCAAACCCGCGACACCTACGCCGCGGCGGTCAAGGCCATGAACGCCGCGCCGTACGGGCAGGCGTACGCCATCACCAACCAGGGCGACAGCCGCAGCATCGTGCTCGACAGCCTGCGCACCAGCGCCATCGACTACATCGAGACCGGCGACGGCGACCCCCGACTAGGACTCTTCGAGTGGTCCGCACCAACCGGAGCATCCCCGACCGACGTCGCCGCACTGGCCCAGGCCAACCCGCAACTAGGCGACACCATTCTCCTCGACACGATCATGGGAGACGCGGTCCGGGCCGAGCGCGCCGGCGGCGAGGAACTGGCCGAGTTCCGCACCGAGGTCATGTGCATCAGGGTCAAACTCCTCGACCCCGCCATAGACGAGGAGGCATGGACGGCCGCCGGGGTCGAGCCGGCCGCCGCCGCCGACCTAGCCGAGCACCGGCGCCGTGTCGCGCTCTGCCTGGACGTCGCCCTGGACGGCTCCCACGCCACCCTCGTCGCGGCAGCCCAGATCGACGGGGTAACCCACCTCGAAGTGATCAAGGCGTGGAGCGGCTTCGGCTGCACCAAGCAAGTCCGGGCGGACGTCCCCGACTTGGTGGCGAAGATCCGGCCGCGCGCGTTCGGATGGTTCCCGCAGGGGCCGGCCGCCGCTATCGCGGCCAGCTTGAAGGAGCGCCCCGGCCGCCGCTCATGGCCGCCGCCGCGGGTCACGGTGGCCGAGCTGACCGCCGAGACGGCAGCGGTGTGCATGGGATTCGCCGACGTCGTGGCCGCTGGCGAAGTGCAGCACCCGCGCGACCCGCTGCTTACCGGTCAAGTGACATCGGTCGAGAAGCTGAAGCGCGGCGATGCGTGGACGTTCACCCGCCAGGGCGTGTCCCCGATTGACGCAGCGTATGCAGCAGCAGGCGCGGCGCACCTCGCGCGGACCCTGCCTCCAGCACCGTCACCCCTGGTAGTGGTCACCGCGGGCACCCCACCCTACTGAGAGTGACGTCACCGAGCGTGAACGATGCTCGGGCAAAAAAAAACAC